TCGATAACTCAGAAAACCTAGCAGATGTCTTCTTGGAAGCGGTTGTAACTCAATATGAGGGCACTAGGCTTGGTCGTCAAGAACTCTATGCTGAGGTCTTGGAAGAAAACGAAGGCGCTCTGTGGACTACCGATACTCTTGATGGGTGTCAGGTGGACAGAGACAAGGTTCCCGATCTTACCCGTATTGTTGTAGCGCTTGACCCTGCTGTCACAGCTAATGCTGAGTCTGATATGACTGGTATTGTTGTTGCTGGTGTCGATGTGAACGGTAAGGCTTATATCCTCGGAGATTATACTGATAGACTGTCACCCCAAGGTTGGGCGGCTAAGGCTATTGAACTCTACCATCAGTACGAAGCTGATAGGATCGTAGCCGAAGTCAACCAAGGTGGTGATATGGTCAAGCACACGATCCACGGAGAGGACGAGAGCGTGCCTCTGAAGATGGTTAGGGCGTCGAGAGGTAAGTATGCCCGTGCGGAGCCTGTAGCGGCCCTGTATGAGCGTGGTTTGGTGCATCACGTAAGGAACCAAGAAGATGGTGCCAACCTTAACGAACTAGAAACTCAAATGAGGACATGGGAGCCACTAGGTTCTATCGGTTCTCCTGACAGACTTGACGCTTGCGTTTGGGCTTTGACTGAACTTATGCTTAATGGCTACAGCAAACCTCAACTAAAACTGGTCTACAGTAGCAACAAAGGTCTATAGACAAAGGTAAGACTATGAGCAACCCCTATTCCATCTACAAGGCTAACTACATTGATAATCTGCCTTCGGGGGTTACTTATAACTCTGAAATCGCTAGGTTCTTCTTTAACGGCAAGAGCTTCTTTACGCCTCAAGCAGTAGAGTCCTACCGCATTTACCTGAACAAGTTTGGGTCTGACGTACCCTCCGAAGACATCGAACTTGCAGGTCTGGACAATGGCTTTGCCGTGGCAGGGCAGACGATTACAGCTCAGCGCAATGGTGTTGACGTAGCTGGACCTGTTACGTGGCGTGCAGACGGCAAGACTATTGCGACGAATGGTGGTGCTAGCTATACTCCCACGGCTGACGTGGTGGGGATGATGCTCAGCTCTGCTGACAGCGGTGGTGAAAGCGAGGTTGTCGATATCCTGCCCGACGAGCATGACGCGGTTTGGATGATGGAAGGCAGCGGCACGGTTAACACACCTTCGGTCCAAGCGGGCGATTTGATCGTGGTTTGGATGCGCCGAAATGGTTCAACAGCTCTTGTGTCTGGAGATTGTTCTCCCGGCACCCTGCGCTTTGCCAATGACATCACTGAAAACTTCGACAATCACGTTGCAGGGGTCTGGACCTACAAGGTTCCTTCTTCCGCTCGTAGCCTACAGTTTACGCTCAGTAGCTCCGCAACGATACTTAATGCGGGGTGCTATAACTTCGATGCCGCAGACGGTAAAAACCGCACAGGTACGGAGTTCAGCTACAGCACGGTGACAACCACCTCCGCCAACAGCCTTGTGCTGCGCTGCGACAGCCGCCGACCATCGGTTGAGCCAACGTCTAGAACTCAGGAAGCGGATCGCAAGTTCCAGTTTCCGACGACAAACTTTGACCACCGTATCGAGACTTATTCTATGATGTCAGAGGTGCAGGAGGTAGCAGGACTTACAGCAACGGAGTCGCTAACCTCAACTTTCACCTCTCACACCTTTATTACGGTTGCACTTTCCCCCGACACTCGGACTCCTGCCCGCATTGCAGATGTGTATGACGACACGGCCAACGGTGGCGGTCTCGCACGTACATCCAGCACGACGACGCTTACAAACCTTGTCAGCGAAATTGATGTAACCTTTGACGGGGCCACGACAGTTGGGCACTATAAGGCCAACGGCGGGGGCGTAGGCGACATCTTCGTTCTGGATGAAGGTAGCGGCGTTACGATCAACAGCTATACACCGGGGCCTCTGACGACCCCAAGAGCAGTAAACGGGGCAATGCTGAACCCAGACGCTATATGGGACGACTTCGTTGTCAGTGGCGTATCTCAAGGTTGGGTTGATGGCTCGGGCCTTGATGCCCAAATCACAAACTATGACGCCTCGTTGCGTGTGACTCTCCCTGTGACACTGACGGCGGGTGACACGCTTATCATTCACCGTGGAGATGAAAACGCAGGCGGATCATCTGCTTCCCGCAATTTCCTCGTGATTACCTGCGTGGATACGATACCCTACGCTGACGAGTACCGCCCGCCCTACATGTGGCCCTCTGAGCGCGGCGCACGGCCTCGTTTACGGGCTCGGGACATCAACTACGACCTAATCCCGGCTCTTGAGCGACTTGAGGATGCTCCGCTTGTGGCAGACCAGTTGAGGTATTTCAACCAAACGGTCATTGACCCTGTTAGCACGCAAAAGCGACTCGACCTGCAAACTTCCGTACTTAACACCTATTCGCGTGATGGACAGGTTGAACAGCGCGATGGCATGTTTTTGATGCAGGCAGACATCCCGCTTGGGCAAAAGGCACCTCTACTTGATTGGTACTTGCAACGCGGCATCGACGTTAACGGTGTCGTACTCAAGATGCGCTACCAAACGGGCGTAACTGACCTTACCACCCAAACCGATTTCATGGAAATGGACGGCGGGCATAACAACTCTCGCGGACCCTCAAACTACGTTGCAGGGGCTCTGTTTGGCGACGCTGACATGCTGGCGTTGAATAACCTGTTCCAAGAGTTTGACCAGACGAAATATGTCGATCAAGACATGGTGGACAACCCATCTGCAAACTCGGGTGCTTTTAATTGGACTTCGGACTATACCGGCTTTCCTGAACACGTAAGTGACAAAACCGACGACGACGATAACCGTAAGAACGATGGCCGTTGGTCTGGGCAGAACAACTATTATCGCTCTGTGGGTAACGGGACGACTTGGTGGGGAGAAATTCTATTCCTCGTGCAAGTGGCTAAAGCGCAGGCTGATGCTGTCACTGGTGATGGCTCGTTGTTCGACTACACGTCGAGACATTTCTACGTTGAAGCTCTGAACGATGACCCATGGATTTTGCAAGGCACTCTTTCAGATGGTGGCCGGGTATTGGTTCCGGGCACACCGGGCGCGCAAGGTATAGACAGTTGGGTGGAGAAAATGTTCGACCTCTACTACCCGGCGGTCCACGGTTACCCGTTCAACGCTCTGGGTTTGCAAAGCGTATCCATTAATGCCACGTCCTCAACCTCTGCGCGGGTATCCTTTACGACACAGCAAGCTGACGGTGACGCTTATGTGGTAGTAAGCAAAGGTAGTGCGGCCGCCCCTTCTGACCTTCAATTTTTGCGAGGGCAAGACGCAACGGGCGCGGCTGGCTTTACCACGGCCACCAGCACAGGACTCACAGCCGGGGCGCAAACGATTAGCATTAGCGGGCTAACAACCGACGACCTGCACAACGTCCACCTCGTATGGCGCGACAAGTTCGGCAACATGAGTGCGGTGGAGAGCCTGACGGTCACTCCGACCACTGCTGATGATCCTGTCGCGATTTCGGCAGGGGCGGGCGTTCTGAACATTGATGACCGGGGCGGGTTTGTATCTGGTACTAGTGTGTTTAACTCTCAATCTATGGGCACGGAGTCGGGTCGCCACGGCATTTTGATTCAGTATGTGGCTCTTCGCGGTGGCGATCCTCTGACGATGAACAGCATCCAGATTGGCAGTGTGACGGTTACGACCGACATTGTTGAAATCAACGGAGACGATGGGTTTATTGCTGGCTGGGCTTTTGTCCCCGGAGTGACGGGCACCACTGCCAACATTACGCTTTCTCCCTCTGGGGATACTCGAATCGCGGCGTGCTATCATAAGCCGATCTACGGGGGCTCGGGAACTTTTGCCTTGAGTACGCCGTCTTCGGTAATTGATAACGGCTCTATCGACATTTCAGCTAATGCCGGTGACTTCCTGTCCGCTATCGCATTCTCTCAAAACCAACCTTCGGCGCTGTCTATCTCGGGCGTGACGGAAAACGTGAACCAAGACATTTTGACAGGAGAGTACACTGTGTTTGGTGATCGTCCTGTTACGGTCTCGGGCACTCAGTCTGTTAGTGTTAGCGGTGTTACAGACCTTTCCGAAACCAACGAACGTAACATTAACGGCTCAATCGTACTCAGTTCGGTTTAGACTGTTGTTTCTGCCTCTGAAACTTAAGGAAACTTAATATGAAAAGCCTGTCACAAACTGAATCTACTGCTATTCTCGGTGTGGCAGGCCAGAGTGTCCACAATGGCAACTTCCGTGCTGACGAGTTCCTTACGGAGCTTAAAGGCCGCTCGGCTGTCAAGAAGTACCGTGAGATGCGTGACAACGATAGTACCATCGGTGCTGTTATGTACGCGGTCGAACAGATGCTTCGTGATGTGGACATTCTGGTAGAGGCTGCTGATGACAGTGAGGCCGCACAGAAGGAGAAAGAGTTCGTAGAGAGTGTCCTAGAGGATATGGAACACACTCTTGATGACCACGTTGCTGAAGCCCTTAGCTTCTTGTCCTACGGTTTCTCTTGGTTTGAGGTTGTGTACAAGCGCCGGGAAGGCGTAAGTCAGAACCCCAAGAAGAAGTCCAAGCATAACGATGGCCGTATGGGTGTCCGTAAGCTTGCTTGTCGCTCCCCTTGGACTATCGACAGGTTTGACGTAGATCATAAGACCGGGGATATTCTAGGCATCTACCAGAGTACAGGCTTCGGTATGGGCAAGAAGTATATCCCTACCCGTAAATCTGTTTACTACCGCACTACTACGATCAACGGTGATCCTTCTGGTAGGTCCATCCTCCGCAACGCATACACTAGCTACCAGTACCTTAACAATATGCAGGCTATTGAAGCTGTAGGTGTTGAGCGTGAGTTGGCTGGTATTCCTGTTGCTCGTGTGCCTGCTGAATATCTGTCACCTGATGCTACTGAGGGTCAGGTAGCCTTCCGTAATGAACTACAGTCCATCCTACGTGACGTTAAGTTCAACGACCAAGGCTATATCATTCTACCTAGTGATACCTACCCGGATAAGGACGGTGCGCCTACAGGAGAACGTCTGGTAGACGTAGAGCTTATGGCCTCTAGTGGCACTCGAAACATTGACATTGATCCAATCATTCGTCGTTACCAGCATGACATTGCTCGTAGCGTACTGTCTGAGTTCCTTATGTTGGGCGGGGGTTCTAATGGCTCCTACGCACTCTCTAAGAGCAAGACAGACCTATTCCTACGTGCCTTGGAGTCTTATATCCAGCAACTCGTAGACGTTCTCAACAAGCAGCTTATTGGCTCTCTGTGGGAACTGAATAACCTTAACCCTGACCTTATGCCTAAGCTTGTGGCTGGTGACGTTGCTCCCCATGACCTTAAAGAGCTTGGCGCATACCTTCGCAATCTCAATGGTGCTAACATTAACTTGGCAGACCAACCGGAGATTGTTGATGCCCTTCTTCACAATGCGGAACTACCCGAGTTGGACCGTGAGAAGTACGAAGAGTCACTTGAGGTAGCCCGTCAGGCTGCTTTGGCTCCCGTACAAGAGAGTGAGCCTGAAGAAGAGGAAGAGGAAGATCAGGAAGATGAAGACGAAGAAGTCTCTAAACTTGTGGCTTTGCAAGAGGAGGTTCTTAAAGCCTCTTTGGAGTACCTGAAAGATGACTGAGTTTGCCAACAATGTAGCTATCATCAAAGCTGTTGTAGCCAAAGAGCTTCTTAAGAAAGACTTCACGGGACGTGAGGGTGACAAAGGAGAGAAGGGTGACAAGGGGGACACTGGTGACAAAGGCGAGAGCATTGTTGGCCCTGAAGGTCTGGTAGGTAAAGCGGGACGCGATGGAATCGATGGCATCGACGGTATTGACGGTATCGACGGAAAGCGCGGCCCTGAAGGTAAGCCCGGCAAGGATGGCGCAGACGGTAAGTCTATCGAAGGCCCAGAGGGTCCAGTAGGCAAAGCCGGTGTAGACGGCAAAGACGGTCGTGGTATCAAGTCTATCAAGGTCAACAGTGAGAACATGCTTGTTGTTACCTATGACGATGGCGATATGACTATTGCTGGTAAGGTGTCAGTCACAAATAAGACTGAGGTTATCCAGAACGGCGCAGGTATTCCTCTTGGCCACTTTGCTATCTACAGTGCTGAGATGGACGATGACAACCAGCTAGTCATCAAGTGCAACAACAATAAGACCTTCGTAATCCCTATGCTTCAAGCTAAGGATATTGGGGGCTTTGTTGACTACAACGATTCAAGCACTGCGTCTAACCCTGTAGTTCTTCTGGATGACACTTGGACAGACATACCTAACGATGGTGCAGGGGCTTTCTCTAATAATAAGCTGCCCACAGGTTGTACGAACCTTCTTGATCCCTCCACAGGGGCCATCTTGATTAACGAACTGCCTATTGGTTCTTCTATCATCATACGTATGGACTACACAGTCACACCTACGACCAATAACGCAGCCCTAGACTTTCGGTACACTCTTGGGGGTGGAGCGGGCGCTTATACTCTTGAGACTACGGTTAACCGACTAGACGAAGGCTCTGGCAGAGAATACCGTCAGGCTCTTGTTACTCACTACATCTATGTCGGTGATGACAACACTAGGGACAACCCTATCCAACCCCAAGTTAAGCTGTCTGGAGGCGGTACTTTGGTGAACGCAGGTATGGTTATTGAAGTGAGGAAATCTGACGGTGACTATTAAGATATTCAAGGACCAAAATGCAGGTGCCGTGTTCATTGAGAACGCTAACGGTGTGCAGTTCCTAAACTCGCTTCAGGCCACTATGGATGACCCCTCTGATGTGAAGATTAACATTACGGACATCTCTAAGGACATCAACATTTTTACTCAGGTTCCTTTCGGGGACTTTGTGGATCAAGCAGGGTCTTCTTATGGAGCCAATGCTAATGATGTATGCAACGCGCTTAACGCTGAGTTCTCTGCCTCTGGGAGTTCTACAGGTGTTCCTCCCACCATCACATCTGCAACTACGGTCAACATGACCCAAGGTGATACCCTTAACTACGAACTGGTTGCGACTAAAGGTGTTGGTTACGAGTGGTCAAACTTACCTTCTGGTGTAGTCAACGTAGAAGGCAATATGCGTAAGCTGATTGGAGGTTCTACCCTTACGGTAGGAACTTACAGTATTACCGCTAAGGCTATTAACTACTTTGGTGAAGACTCTGAGACAATAAGTCTTGTTGTGTCTACACCCCCTTTCAGCAACACAAAAAGTGTAAACTTCGAGAACCAAGACTACCTACAAGCTACAGCGGCACTCTTAGAGCCAACTCTAGGTAGGTCCAGCAACGGTTCGGGGGCTAGTGACGCATGGACAATCTCTATGTGGTACAAAGGAAACACGGACTCTAGAGGTCAGGTTATACTCTACTACGGCTCTGGGACATCTATAGGCCAAGGCGGGTACATGGAGTTGCGTCAGACTAACAACCTTAGCCAAAAAAGACTTAGGTTTAGGTTTGGGTCTCAAAACAACTATCTGCAACTTACCACCCCTACGGGTAGTATAACAGCAGGAACTTGGCAGCACATATTGGTTTCTTACGACGGAGGTACTACAGGTTCCGCGTCGGACCAGATGAGTACCTACTACGGCAGGTTTAAGATTTACATTGACGGTACGCTACAAACTACAAACAACACACACGGAAACTATGGCTACGCTTCTAGTATTGTAGGCACAAACTTCCGAATTGGCAGGCTGACTAGCGGTAACTCCCTAAGAGGTTCGCGGGTTGATGAGATTGCAACTTGGGACTCTGACCAGTCTAGTAACATCTCAGACATCTACAACTCGGGGTCTACCCATGATCTTGACTTGCTAACCGACTCACCAAACCACTGGTGGCGTATGGGGGATGGGGATACTTACCCAACCATAGAAGACAACGTGGGTTCCGCAGACTTTACTATGTACAACATGGTTGCTACTGACATTGTAACAGACGCACCTTAAACGAAAACAGAGGTTTTAGATATGCCTACACTTTCTAACAGCGTTCTCGACGGGGGCCTAGATTACCTTGTCGCTGAGACTACCACGCTTCACATCTGCAACACAGAGCCTACAACCTACTCACAGGCTACAGGCTCCGCAAGCCTTGGCAATGGCTCCTGTTCAGTCACCGGACCCTCTGACGGGTCTCCTGATGGGCGTCAAGCCACTGTAGGGGCAGTCACAGGGGGTAGCGTTACTTCCACAGGCACAGCGACGCACTACGCCCTTGTATCTGGCAGCGAGCTTCTGGCTACAGGAGACATTAGCCCCACCCGTGCCGTTACTTCTGGTGACACCTTCTCATCACCATCTAGCACGGTGACATTCCGAGACCCAACGTAAGAGGTAGAACATGGCAGACATAGGACAGTGGTCGGGTGGAACCACAACTCTTCTGCCAACTACCACGTTTGCCGCTCCTAATGGGATGTTCTCTACACAGGACCGGAATGACGCTAGTTACTCTTTTGACTCTACTACCTCCACCTTAACACTTCCCTCTGATGCTGATGGCTACCTTGTAACCGCAGCTTTTGAGTTTTTGGACACGTCTAACGGAAGATGTAACCCCCAAGGCAGGCTTGTACTTTCGTCTGGTTCTGCTAACTTTGTAGGCACATCTGGCTCTGGCTACGACAGAAATAACGCTGATGATACGGCTTACGTTAGGGCTTGGGCTATAGTCGATAACCCCTCGTCTGCTGAAGTTCAATTTCAGTGGAGGAGAGACACAGACGCACCAACAGGAGGGACAGAGTCTTCCTTCTTTCAAGTGACCCCTCTTTACTACAGTAACGTAGGTCTGTACCAAAGCACACAGGCGTCTTGTAACGGTTCGACTACACCGACTTCCATCTCAGGTTTTACCTCTGTTGTCCAAAGTGACACAAGCGCCATTGAGATTTCGTCAGGTCAAACTGTTTCAACAAAGACTTCTGGCAAGCGCTACTTGGTACTTGGGGGTCAATACTGGCGAGGCATTGGTTCGGTAAGAACTCAACGCTGGATGGGGCTTTCTGTCAACAGCACTTTTCAGAATGATGTACGCTCTAACAGTTACGCTAGAAGTAGCAGCAACGCAGACATAGGTGAGATATTCACCACGATTGTAGAGGGTGCGAACTCTCTTGAGTCTCAGGTTTTTCTGGGGGAGGCTCTAGGCTCTTTCCCTTCGACCGGAGGTAGTGTCTCCGGCAACACCACAGGCTCGAATGCTAACCACGTACTTGCCGTACTAGAGCTTAACGACAGTGCAGAAGTATTTAGGGGTGTAAGCGGAACTCAACAGAACGTAAGTGGCACAACAAGAACTGCCGTTGAGGTTTTTGACTCTACCTCCCTCTTAGACACTAGCAGCTTTAGCACAAACGCTACTACAACCAGCGTCACTGCTGAAGATGACTTTGATGTTCTGCTGGGGGCAAACCTTTCCGGGGGCTACACAAGCTCTAATGGGTCAAGGTACACAGGCTTTTCTAAGTTCACAGTTGACGGGGTAGAGCAAGACGTTTCCATCTCAGGCGATTTCGCTAGAGGAAGTCAAGGGGGTCAGTCTACCTTCGGCTATTCCTCTAACATGCTATCTTCTCATGCCGTCTCCGACACAGAGACTCTGGGTGTAAACATCGGCAGGCTTGTCGGGGGGCAGTCTGGGCCAGTAAGCCTTTTGTCTGGATACTCCGGTATGTGGGGTATCAACCTAGACACCCTTGAGGAGTCCGCTACAAACGTAGAGGTTGACCCTCAAGACTTAGGCACCCTCACCTCTGTCTCGGACAGGTCTGTATCTTCAAACCTATCTTTAGGCGTATCCAGTCTAACATCTAACACAAGCGTTTCCAGCAGGACACTAGGCGTTTCCGTCACTGTGTCTACGGTCGATGTTTCAACAACAACTGTTGTCTCAGGCAGACCTGTATCATCTAATGCTCCGGTAAACATAGAGCCCCTGTCGTCACAAACAGTTGTGTCTGACAAGACGCTTGGTGGCTCTGTTTCAATAGCATTAGACAGTATATCCCTACAGACCTCAGCTTCTACAAAGTCTTTAGGTGCAAGCACTGCTGTTGATATATCCCCCTTGTCTTCTCAGTCGGTTGTACAAAGCCGGTCTGTAAGTTCGAGCCTAGAGCTTATCAGGGGAGACATAGCGTCAGACACCTCTGTACTGAGCATAAGTTTAACCTCAGACTATCAGGTTAGCCTAGAGTCTTTAATCTCTAATCTTGAGGTTGAGGGCAAGGCTCTTGTTCTTGATTTGACGGTTGACACGGCAGACTTAGGGCCAACAACAGAGGTAGGGCAGAGGGCCTTAAATTCCTCCTCTATTCTCTCGGCAGAAGACTTAGAGCTGTCCTCTGTCGTAGAAGACAGATTCATCATCCTGCCGATACCTACGCCGCCTGAGAGGTCTTTCAAAGTTCCCTCGGATGTTCGTTCTGGCAAGGTAGCTTTTGAGAATAGATGTTTGAAGGTTGACCTTTCTTCAAGAGACTTAACGGTTGACACAAGACTCCGGGTATTTCTGGTACCCCAAAGAACAAGGACGTT